CAAGACAAATTAATGCATATCCTATACTTATAAAACAATATACTGCAATGTATAATGACATAACTGGGACAGGAAACTTAATTGAAATATGCTATGCTTATCTAAAAGGATTAGACGAGTTTTCTAGTGCAATTGATGTATAACAGGAGTATTTGTTACTAACTTTACACTATCTGTTGTCGAAATTAATTAAAAACAATTACAAGGAAAATTAATGCCAAAAAAGAAATCTCGCTACGCATTAAATAATGTTTATAGAATTGGTTTTCATGTTATTCCTAAAAACCAAAAACAAGATTTACTTATTAAAGCTATTAAGGAAAGCCCAATTACAGCTACTTTAGGGTGTGCTGGAACGGGTAAAACTTATTGTAGTGCAGGAACTATAGCTCAATTATTTTTTAGTGGTAACTATAAAAAGATAGTTATAACAAGAGCTAACGTACCCACAGGTAAATCTTTAGGTCATTTTCCTGGAACTGTTCAAGATAAAATGACACCTTGGTTATTACCAATGCTAGAAGTTTTTAAAGAAGCTTTTGGCAAAGGTAAATATGAGTATATGTTAAATAAAAGCGAGATTGAGATACAACCTATTGAAACTATTCGAGGGCGCTCTTACAAGGATGCTCTCGTATTAGTTGATGAAGCTCAAAATTTAAATATAGATGAATTAAAAGCAATTACAACTAGGCTTGGAGAAAATTCTAAGTTAGTTTTAATGGGGGATCCTGCTCAATCAGATGTTAAAAATGGTAAAGATTTGATTAAGTTTTGTTCAGTAATAAAATCATCAGGTATAAATTTACCTGTAATTAACTTCGGAGTTAATGATATTGTTCGAAGTGATATTGTAGCAGATTTGGTAAAAGTATTTATAAAAGAAAACTTATAATTTACAAGGGGGTAGTTACCTGACGTTAAAGAATAAGGGCTACCCCTATTATAAGGATGTTTATTATTATGTATTATAGTTTAGAAGAATTAAGTTTTGCTTTAAATAGAGCAATAAAACAAATAAGTAAAAAAGAATACAAAACCTATTCAAGAGGAAAAAATGATTGTTTCGCCTTATTACACTTGTATGATTATTATCTGAGAGGTAATAAGTCTAAAGCTAGAGACCTTATTGATTTTGAATGGGATTCAACTAAAGAATTTACAAAAAAATTATACTCTAAGGGGTATACTTTTAAAGATTATGCGGAATACTGCAATTATAAACCTATACATTCTAAGAGGCCAATGTTAGGTGATGTAGCTATTTATCAAGGTGTCCTAATCAATGATGGCGACTTTTGGGTCTCAACCAAAGAAGATAATTCAGGCGTAACAACAGAGGCTACTGTAATGCCAGTAGAGCTTCGTATGCGACTGATAGCTAGACCAGTTAGGAGTTAAAATGGCTAAATATTTTTATCATGGTGCAGAAATAATTACACCTTTTACTATAACATCAAACGAACCTTTGTTTGATATGACTACTGTTTCTTTAAAAACAGACAGAGCGTCTCAGGGCTATCAAAGATGGGAGCTTAGTTTTAATGTAGTAGGGACAAAAAATACAGAAGCAGACCTTTTATTAAGCTCGGTAAACAACTTAACAAATGTTTCTCAAATGGTAATGCCTCAACTTCCTAGTATTGACGCTAATTCAAGCTATAGCGGAATCACTAACAACAGTATTAGTCACTCAGCAGTTAATTCGGGGGACACTTCTACGGTTTTAGGCAGTTTTAGTGGGGTTATACCTAAAGGTACTTTTTTTAATTTTGATGGCCAAGATAAACTTTATATTGCAACATCTGCTGTTGACGGCACATCTAATACTAGAGTTTTAAGTTTTTACCCTGCAGCTAAATCTTACTCTGGTACAGGGCAACCTGTAAAAATAAAAGGTAGTTGTAATTTTAGTTATTACATTAATATTGATAATCAAACAGGAATTACATATAGCGATGGTGTTTTATCTAACTTAGGCACTATTAGTTTAGTGGAGGCAGTTTAATGGCTAGGTCTCTCAGTTCAAATGTTCTTAACGCCTTAGAATTAAATACCAATGTCAAGTATTTTTATTTAATAAACGTGGACTTAGATGATACAACAACCTATAGAGTGACTTCGTTTAATAGAGACTTAACATATAACGGAAATGTTTACGGATCAGATGGCGGTCTTTTTCAGATAGATACTCCAAATTTTTCTTCTATTGTTGACAGAGAGGCTTATAAAATTGTTTTTGCTGACACTGATGAAACAATTCAAAATAAATTTAAAAACGGAAAAATAATTGGAAGAGATATTGAGGTATACATAGGTATTTGTGATAGTAACGGCGATCCACTATTAAGTACCGATTCCAATGGTATAAGTGATGTTTCTTACGTATATAGCGGTTTTGTAGATACTCCAGAAATTAGCATAGACTGGATTAGTAAAACAGCAGCAATTGAAGGAACTTCACCTATGGCAGATTTAGATCAAGTTAAAACTATTACAGTGTCTAAAGATGGAATGGATCAATTTAGTACAACTGATAAGTCTTATGATCTCCTATTTGAAGATTCAGAATCAATAGTAAAGTGGGGTAAAATCTAATGGGCTTAGAAGTAATACAACTTATTCTGACTATTGCATCTGCAGCACATCAGCAAGCGCAATACAGAAAACAACAAGCAGAAATGGACAAACGTAAGGGTATTAAATTTACCCAAGAAGGTACAGCTGCGCCCCTTCCTGTTGTATATGGTAAACAATCTTTAGGGGGTATCATAACTTCTAATAAAGTTTCAGGTAATTATAATACTGGCTCAGAAACAAATGCAACTGTTTTTGCTAAAAATTTTAATAATTCTTCTGTTACTGGTACTAAAAATGAATTTCTTTTTCAGCAGGCAGCGATTTGTTATGAAGGAATTGAAGGTGTTCAACACGTTTTAGTAAATGATATAGATTATCGTGGTAGCACTAAAGAAATGAAGGAAAACGAATCTGAGTTTAGCCATAGGATAAAGACCTTTAACAATGGAGGATCAGCAGACGCTGTTGCTTCTAATAATGGCTTTGATCCTAATAATACTTTTACAAAAGCAGCTTTTGCTTCAAATGTATTTAGATTAAATAGAGATAAACCTCAATATCGAGGGTCTCCTAATGTTACATACTTGTTAAAAGGCCGTAAAATTAGGAAAATTACTGCATCAAGTAATACCTATACTTTAAATACAAACTATGAGTATTCTAATAACCCTGCTTATTGCTTGTTAGATTATTTGTTAAATAACGATTTTGGAAGAGGTCTTTCAACTAGTCAAGTGGATCTTGAGTCTTTTTGGAAAGCCGCTTCTGTTTGCGACTCTACAGTGTTAGCTAGCGCTTCTTTAGGCGGTCAAGTAAACGGCGTTGATCCTGTGTTTTCTTATCTAAATTATGATGCCTTTCCTGCAACCTTGGATACATCTCAGTCTGATTTTCTTTTTCAAGCGGAACAAGCAACTAATGATGATGCTGCTGGTTTATATAGAGTTTCTAGTATTAATTCACAAGGGGTTCCTGTATATACTGCTACAACATCCCCTTCTTCCCAAAATTTAAAGCTTTATGAATGCAATATGACTATAGATACAACTGCATCTTTAAGAGATAATATCTATAGATTTTTGGACTGTATGGGCCAGTGTGATTTTGTTTGGACACCCGAAGGTAAATATAAATTACTTTTAGATTATCCTCAAAGTGAAAATGATATAGAAAGTTTAATATTTACTTCGGACGTTAATTATCAATCAAATTTGTCATATGTCTTACCTGCGCAAAGTTCAACATTTGCTAATAATTCGGGACAAAGCGGATCCCTAGATTATGGAGGGCTTTACCCTTTTAAATCAGGTTCGGTTTGGTATACTAGAATGCAAAACGGGGATGATTGGGATGAACTAACTAAATTAAATATTGATTATGAAGATGCAAATAATGTAAGTCAAGAAACATTAATCAGAGGTATTTCTGTAGGAGATAAGCTTTCTTGTTATATAAACTCTAGTAATTATGGTGTTTATGAAGTTACTTCTGTAAGCCCAACCTCTACAACTTCAGGGGGGCATGGGACAAGTAGAGTAGAAGTTTCTTATATAACTTCTCAAGGTAATTTTAGTTTAAGCACTGGTAACTCTTTTTATTTAAGACTAGGGGTTTCCATATCAGACCATAAATTTACCGAAGATGACATACTTAGGGAGTCTGTTTCTATAAAATGGCCGACTGCAGCTGAAAGATTTAATCACGCTTCTGTAAGTTTTGAAAATGAATTTGAAAACTTTAAAAAAGATACGATATCTTGGCCACCACTTACAGATGCTGTATATAACGGAGTTAATGGATATTTAGCAGAAGATAACAATATACCTCTTCATACTAATTTATCGCCTGAAGGAATAACAAACCCCTTCCATGCTCAAGCTTATGCTGAAGAAAAAGTTAGAAAATCTAGATCTATTTTTACAATAAGTTTTACTGCTAATAGAAAAGGGCTTACAGTAGAACCTGGAGATGTAATTTCTATAACTTCTTCTAGTATCGGTTTTGATACTCCTGAGTATATTAAAGTAGAATCTGTTAGAATAAATAGTAGTTTAAGCGTAGAAATAAAAGGCTATAGGTATGATCATACAACATTAGCTTGGAATGTACCTAATCATATTGCCTACTCTGTAAGACGAGATGTAGAATATGAAGTACCACCTCCAACAACACTTACTTATAATAGTTCTGGGGATTTACTAGGAACTTCTTCAGGAAAAATTTCTTGGGTTGCGCCTACAGATTATAATAACCCTGAATATCTTGTAGAAATTTCTTCTAATAACGGAACTACTTATTCCACCTTAGGTACTACTAGACATACCTCTTTTGATATTAATGGTTTACAAACAGGTGTTTATAAGTTTTCTGTTCAAACAAAAACAAGACTTGGGGATTTATCTGAACGAGTAGAAGTTTCTCAA